ATGAAAGTACGTTGTTCACAAATCGGCAAAATAATGACGAACCCCCGAACAAAGGGGGAACGTCTTTCTCAAACTACCAAAAGCTATATTTTAGAATTAGCAATACAAGAAAAATACGGAATACACAAAGAGTTCTGGAGTAGATACACGGACAAAGGAAACGAAGTAGAACCAGAAGCGATTAAATTAACTGAAAGTGTTTTAGACGTAGGCTTTATTTACAAGAATGAAGAACAATTTTCTAATGAATGGGTAACTGGTAAACCTGATGTAAACACGGACGTACTGATTGATGTTAAAAGTTCTTGGGATGCGTTTACGTTTTTTGACAAGGTAATAGAAAACGAACTAAATAACAAAGATTATTACTACCAGCTTCAGGGTTATATGTGGCTAACTGATAAACAAGAGGCTTTGTTATGCTATTGTTTAATCGATACTCCTAAACAAATTGTTGACGATGAAGTTAGAAGGGAACACTGGAAACAAAATGTAATAGGAGAAAGCGACGATATAAGAGCTTTTGTAGAAGATAAGCATACATTCGGACATATACCTAAGGAAAAGCGTGTTAAAACGCACGTAGTAAAGCGTGACGATGATGTTATCGAAGCTATTAAAACACGAATTGAAGAATGTAGAGAATACTATAACAACTTAATTCAATTAATATGAATCCTGAAGTTAACCAAGAAATACAAGAATTAAAAAAAGAACTAAAAGAATTAAACCAATTAGTAAAAGCCTTGCTAACGGTAACAGACGAGGGCGGAACGGTAAACGCTGATTCTTTAGTAATTAAAATGTTAAAAGTAAAAATAAATAAAAAGTAAAATGGAACAAAAAAACTACGGTAGTCTATCTACCAACAAATTTAAAAAACAAGATTCACACCCTGATTTTAAAGGTAGTATAACAATCAACGGAATTAAGTACGAATTAGCTGGTTGGAAAAAACAAGGCGACAACGGAGCTTATATAAGTTTGAAAGCGCAAATACCAAGCGATAATCAAAACGCGGTTAAACAGCCTGAGCCACAGCCTAAAAACGATATGTCCGACTTCTTAAATGATTTCTAATGAGTTGCGAAAACATTAGGCCAACAAAAAAAACAAAGTGTAATGATATGCCTATTAACAATCAGAGTTTAAAAATTGATTTTCAAACAATGGAAATAAAATTAGGGGAAACTACATTGGGTAAAATAACGGGATTTATTGTTAATAACGGTATTTATGAGCAAAGAATTGATATAAACACGGAAAATTTAAAAAATGAAAGCAAGTAAAATAATAGCAAATAGCGACGAGTTAACGCGTAAAATGTTACGGGACTACCTACAAAAACACGAACTATCTTTAAATGCTTTTTGTTTGGATGCTAAATTGCACCAGTCAAATATTCACACGTTTTTAAACGGCAAGTCTTTAACAAGTAAAACGATCCAGCGTTTAGCGAAATACCTAAATGAAAAAGGAATGTAATCAATAAAAACAAATATATGTTTAATTTAACAACAGCACCAATGGCGAACAATAGTAACCACGTGCAAACAGGAAAAGAAGTAAACAAGGTTTACAAAACAAATGATTTATCAATTTTTAAACAGATTGACGGTAACAGAATTCCGAATTTACAACACGTTAAGCGATTAGCTGATTCTATTCGTGTTTATGGAATGAAGTGTAATCCGATTTTAGTTAATGAACGAATGGAGGTAATAGATGGACAACATCGTTTAATGGCTGCCAAAGAAGCTGAATCATTTGTTTACTATATTATTGTGGATGGATACGCATTAAATGAAGTTCACACATTAAATCTTAATCAAAAGAATTGGAGTAAAAAAGATTTCATGGAGGGTTATGCTAATATGGGAGTTGAATCTTATATTAAACTTCGTGAATTTGTAAATAAAAATAATGACTATACTTTTAATGATTGTATTGCATTATGTCAAAATACTGGTAGTGGTACAACAAGAACTTATGCAAAAAGTATTTATAGCGGTAGTAAATTAGATGGTTCTTCACAAATATTTGAACAAGGAACTTGGAGACGCGGAGATATTTATTTGGCTCAAGATATGGCTAATAAAATACGAATGATTAAACCTTATTATTCTGGTTATAATCGTACAGGTTTTGTTCAAACAATGATGGGTTTACTTCAAAAAGAAACATTTGATTTTAATGATTTTATGCACAAAATAAGATTACAACCAACAGCTATGGTTGATTGTGCTAATCGTGAACAGTATAAAACTCTTATTGAAGATATTTATAACTATAAAAGCAGAAATAAAGTAAGTCTTCGTTATTAATTTAATTAGGCTCGGCAAAGCAACAGCCCCTTCTTCAAATCAAAACCTGGGAATTTTAGATAAATGCAAGGGAGGGGTTTTTTAATTATTGTTATTTTTTTTCTAAAAGTATTGTTTATTTAAAAAGTTATATTAATTTTGAAGAAATAATTAAAACAAAGCACTATGAAAACACGTAATTGGAAAATTGAAGCAGTAGATTTTTACAACCGTAAAGGATATTTTGATATTAACTTAGGTAGGTTTGGCTCAATGGAGTTTCAATTTGAAGTAGAATTTACAAGAGATGGAAACGAAGTAGAAGATTTACAGGTTTATATTACCCGTTATGATTTATATGACCACGAAGGTAGTTACGTAAAACACGGAATATTAAACAACCGTAATTCAAAACTAATTTGTGAAACATTAGAGGAATTAATTTACGAAGATCCAACTGAATTTGGTTTTGAGTACGAAGATGAAGCTGAAGAAATTTTACACTACCAAGAATTAATGCGCGACGATAGATAATTAAAAAAAAAGTATAACTTTGTAGTGTGAGATACATTCTACTACTACCGTTTTTGATAACCCTATTTATTTTAGATAGGGTTTTTCTTGTTGTGGTATATTGGAAAAGTGCGCATAAATTTGAAAGGTGGGTATATAAAGACGAATTAATATTGGAATCAATGTTTCGTGTTACAATAGGTTTATTAAGTTTTTTAGTTATTCAGTTATTTATTTTGATTTGGTAAATGAAAAGTTTTTATTAGAACTAAGTAAACACCACAAAGACTGGATTAAAATTGTAGGCACTTTTGGAGAAGAATTTTACGCTGAAGATATAGTCCAGGAAATGTATTTAAAGATGGCGGTAATAAATAACGTTGAAAGATTTTATTTAAACGGCAAGTTGAATAAAAACTTTGTTTGGACGGTATTACGTAACATGACTTTTGATTACAAAAAGAGCAAAACACGAATAACAAAAGTAAGCATAACGGAAGCCTACCAGATAAAAGACGAATACTTACCTGAAATACTTGAAGCAAAGAAACGATTAGAAATAAAGATAAACCAAGAGGTTAAACAGTGGCACTGGTACGATCAACTATTATTTGACCTTTACCGAACTTCAGGAATGAGTACAAGGCAAATTGAAGGAGTTACCGGTATAAGTTTTAAAAGCGTATGGAAAACAATTAAGACTTGCAAAGAACGCTTAAAAGATAATGTAAAAGAAGATTACGAAGATTTAATTAACCAGGATTATGAACTAATAAAATAAAAAAATATGGAAAATGTATTAAAAGCCTTAGACAATCATTTGTTTTATTTAAAAGAAGCTCACGATGAATTAAAAGAACGGTGTGAACACCTTGAGGAAATCAATGAAGTTTCTAATAAACAAATTCAAGAGTTGATTGATAAGATAAAAGAATTAGAAAAAAAATAGATTATGACAAGAAAAAGACAAACAAAAGCCGAAATATTAGCGGCTAAAAGCGAAGGATTAGGAGACACAGTAGAAAAGGTTTTAGAAGCTACTGGAATATCAAAGGTGGCTAAATGGTTACTTGGTGAAGATTGCGGTTGCGACGAACGCAAAGCAAAGTTAAACGAGTTATTTCCGTATCGTAAACCGTTATGCCTACAAAAAGACGAATACGAATATTTAAAAGAATGGTATTCTGAAACACGTTATTCAATGAAGCCTACCGAACAAAAGGAACTATTAAGAATTTATAATAGAGTATTTAAAGTAAATATGCAACCAACTTCTTGTGGTTCGTGTCTACGTGATGTAATGAATAAATTAGAGATATTATTTAACACGTACGATGCAAATAGTTAAGATAAGTGAGGTTAAACCCAACCCGAAGAACCCAAGGATAATAAAAGACGGAAAATTTCAAAAGTTAGTTAAGTCTATTCAAGAATTTCCTGATATGCTAAATAAACGCCCGTTAGTGGTTTTTACCGACGTGGACAATAAATACGTTGTCTTAGGTGGTAATATGCGTTTAAAAGCGTTAAATGAATTAAAATACAAAGAAATTCCTGTTATTGTTGCAGATGAGTGGACGGAAGAACAAAAAGCAGAGTTTTTAATAAAAGACAATGTAGGTTTTGGAGAATGGGACTGGGATTCGTTAGCAAATGAATGGGATGCGGAAAATTTAGACGACTGGGGGCTGGATATTCCTAATTTTAACAATGTAGATTATTCAGAAAAAAACGAAGAAATTGATATTGATAGTTTAGATGAAACAATGACTATTAAATTAAACTTTACTGAAACTGAATATTGGACTGTTAAACAACAATTATCTGAAATAGCGGCAACCCCTGAACAAGCAATCTGGAAATTATTAGGCAATGAGTAAGCACAGATTTAATTATAAGTGGTATTTAAAAGACGGATACCCGCAAAAAAACGGATTAAAAGTATTTGGAACTTTTATTTGTGGTGGAGGTTCTACAATGGGTTATAAGTTAGCAGGCTTTGAACATTTAGGCGGCGTTGAGATAGACCCTCAAGTTGCTGATGTATATAAAACAAACCACGATCCGAAATATTTATTTGTTGAGGATATACGAGAATTTGCAAATAGAACTGAATTTTCTGAAGATTTATACGACCTTGATATTTTAGACGGTTCACCACCTTGTTCAAGTTTTTCAATGGCAGGTAACAGGGAAAAAGACTGGGGAAAAGAAAAGGTATTTCGTGAGGGACAAGCAAAGCAAAGATTAGACGACTTATTTTTTGATTATA